ACGGTAATGGTGGCTAACCCAGGCATCTTTACTGTTGGCGAGTCCGTTACGGTTGCCGGGGCAGGTTCAACCTTTAACGGTACTTATACAATCACAGGCACGATTCCTTTTAGCACAGGTACGGCTAATCTTTTGCCTGCATTTAATATGCAGCTTAATTACTGGCAATTCCCACAGGGTTATAGCTTTATCCAATATGCAAAAGTAGCAGCTGACCAAAATTTTAGGCGTGTATTGCCTTATGGCACTATGTCAGGTGACGATACAAAAAGCGCTACATACGCCAACACGCCAGCCATAAATGCTGCGGCGCTAATGCTGGCAGAAAATATCTGGACTTCACGTTTCAGTACACAAAACGGCGGCACTAGCGTGGACGGCTATAGTCCAAGCCCGTTTAAAATGAGTAATACGCTTATGGCATCCGTACGCGGTTTGTTAGCGCCATACCTTAGCCCTAATGCGATGGTCGGCTAATGCCAGCGGCTATAACTACCTTACGTAGCACTATTGCCGCAGCGCTGGCTAATCCTGGCGTGTGGACAGTATTTAATTACCCGCCAGCTACTATGCAAAGTAGCGCTGTAGTAATTTCACCGGCAGACCCATATATCACGCCAAGCAATAACTCAAAGTTAAATATTGCACCCCTGGCTAATTTTAAGATTATTATGACGGTGCCTATGTTCGATAATGCCTCAAACCTTATTGGCATAGAGGACACAATAGTAGCTGTATTTACTAAACTAGCTAATAGCGCAATCGTATTTAATGTTACTAGCGTAAGCGCTCCTAGCGTATTAACCGTTGCCGCAGGTGACTATCTAACGGCAGATTTACAAATAAGCATACTAACGAGCTGGAGCTAACTAATGGCACTAACAGATGAAGAAAAAGCATTTTTAATCAAAATTGGCCAAGAACTGCCAAAAGAGATTAAAGAAACCCAACCAAAAGAAACAACAACACAGAAAGTAGAGGAATAGCCCTAATGGCAATTTTCTTATCAAACGGCGTAGTGGCTACTCTTAACTCAGTAGTCCTATCAGACCACGTAACTAGCGCAAGCATTTCTAGAACCTTTGACGAGCTAGAGGTAACAGCTATGGGCGATACTGCACACAAGTTTGTTAAGGGCTTAGAAGCTAGCACTATCACTTTAGATTTTCTAAATGATGATGCAGCATCCGGAGCCGGTTCAGTACGTGCAACTTTGCAAGCTGCCTGGGGTACAACTGTGCCACTAACGCTAAAGCAAACAAGCGCCGTAGTGTCAACTACCAATCCTTTATACAGCACTACAGTTTTGGTAAACAACACTACCGATATTAACGGCGCTGTCTCTGAAGAAAGTATGCAGAGCCTTACCTTTACCTGTAACTCACCAATCGTAATTACAACCACACCATAAGAATAAAAAAAAGGGGCTAACAAAATGGCAAAACTCAAAATAACAAGAACAGACGGTACGGTATCTGAGCATCAGATAACGCCAAAAATTGAGTGGGCTTTTGAGATATATGCAAAGGCAGGGTTCCACAAGGTTTTTAGAGATTTAGAGCGCCAGACAGATGTCTACTATTTGGCCTGGGAATGTCTTAAAACGGCTGGAGTCGAAGTGCCTGTTTTTGGAGCGTTGTTTTTAGACACTTTAGCTAAGGTTGAGGTATTGGATGATGACCCTTCGCAATAGTGGGTCGGGGTTCCTTTGGTTATTTGGTCGCACAATTAGCCGTTGAGACAGGAATCCCGCCCCAGTATTTACTAGACCTTGATGTGTATATGTTTAAAAATATGCTCAAGGTTATCAATGATAGAAATAAGGAGGTGCAAAATGCCCAGCGTAGAGCTAAGAGGGTATAGCGACTTGCGAAAAGCTTTAAAACGTTTTGCACCCGATTTAGATAAACAATTAAAAACAGAGTTGGCTGCCGCTTTAAAGCCTGTAGTTACTCAGGCTAGAGGCTTTGTACCGTCTAATAGTGATGTTATGCGAGGCTGGCAGCCGCGCTCTTTTAGTGAGGCTCGTTTTCCATTTTTTGATACGGCAACTATTCAAAAAGGTATTGTGTACAAAACAACACCTAGTAAAGCTAACCGGAATGGTTTTACATCTATGGCAAGAATTATTAACCAATCCGCTGCCGGTGCTATCTATGAGACTGCAGGCCTTATTGGACCTCAGCCGTGGGTTGGGCCAAAAGCAGGCGGGGCAAGTAAGAAAGTGAGCCGTTCAAACTGGAAAGGCGCGGGAGCCCAATTCATAAATAATTTAGGAGATTTGACCCCTAGCCTTAAAGGTAGTGGTCGTTTGATATTTAAAGCTTGGGCTAAGAATCGTGGAGTTGCTGAGGGTGCAGCTATGAAAGCTATAGATAAAACTACCTTGCAATTTGAACAGCGCGCTAAGGGCAATAGATTAAGGAGCGCCGCATAATGGCTTTTCCCGATATTAACATAGGCTCTAAGTTTGATGCCAAAGGATTTAAACAGGCAGAAACAGCAACGGCCAAACTTAATAAAAATGTAAAATCACTTGGCCGTAGTTTAGGTATTGCCTTTAGTGTTGCAGCTATTACTGCTTATGGTAAAGCCGCTAGTAAAGCTGCTTTAGATGATTCTAAAGCCCAGGCCATCCTTGCTAACAATCTAAAAAATGTTGGTTTGGCTTATGCTTCAATACCAGCTGAGCAATTTATTAGCAATATGCAAAAGCAAACCGGCATACTTGATGATTTCCTACGTCCTGCTTATTCCCAATTAGCCCAGGTAACTGGCTCAGTAGCTAAAACACAAGAATTACTAAACCTTGCTTTTGATGCTAGCGCAGGCGCAGGCCTTGATTACGCTAGTACTGTAGATATTCTCTCTCAGGCTTATTTAGGCAATTTTAAAGGTATTAAACAACTTAACTTAGGGCTAACGCAAGCTGAAATAGCAGCTATGTCTTTTGCTGAAATACAGGACAAAATTACGGCAACTTTTCAGGGAGCCGGCCAAGCATCTTTGCGTGGGTTCTCAGGCCAATTATCATTATTAAATGTTGAATTAGCAGACACAAAAGAAACTATTGGTGCAAGTTTAATAAATTTATTGGCATCTTTCTCAGGTGGTAAAGGTATTGGCGGTGCCTCAGCAAGTGTTGAAAAGTTAGCCAGCGGCGTATCTTCAACAGTTAATGGTATTTCAAAACTTACAAGTAACATAAAAATTGCTACACCTGTGTTAGTTGCTGCCGGTATTGCAATTATGGCAGCCTGGTCACCCTGGCTATTAGGCATAGCAGCTGCCGTTGCCATCATAGGTAAAATAGGTAACACGTTATTTAAATCACCTGAAATTAAAACAGGTTATGGTCAACAGAGCCCGGCTGAGCGGGCTAAGGCAGTAGCAGCTGCAAAGATAGCTGCAGATTCAGCTAAGAAACGAGCGGCAGCCGAAAAGGCAGCTGCCAATAGCGCGGCGGCTCAACTTAAAACTAAAAAAGAGCAAGAGAAGCTAGATAAGGCAATAGCTGCAGCTCAATTAGCTTTGAACAAAGGCGCCAATATTTTTGATATTGAGGCTATTCAACTTAATGCAGCGCTTATAGGACAAGCTGAGGCTTTAGGCAAGGCTACTACTGGCTCACAAGTATTAGCTATTGCTAACGATATACAACGCCTTAGGGTAAAACAAGATATAAACGCCCTGGAAGATGCTATAGCCGCAAAAGATACGGTAGCTATAGAAAAGGCCACAGCTAAACTAAACAAAGATTTAGCAATACTAGGCACTTTGCAAAAGCAAGATGCAACATTATTAAGTATAAGTAACATTTTAAATAGTCTTAAACCTAAGGATTTAATTAACCTGGAAAACCTGGCTCAAGCCCAACTTATATTAAACTCTTTGGGCGGTGTCAAAACTAGCCCTCAGGCCTTTATGCCTTCTCCAATTAGCGCTACTGCTCCTAACCTAACTACAGCTGTCGCTGACCTTAGCCTTAATATGCCAGTAGCGGGTAGAGACTTCAACCCTACTCAAAATGCAGACCGTAATTACACCAATAACGTAATTAACGTAACCGCAGGCGTAATTGGTGATGAAAATATAATTGTAGATGCGGTGCAAAACGCTCTTAATGAAATAGCACGTAGAGGCTACCTAACTACCTACGCAGGGGCTATAGCAGTATGACCGTGCCAGTAGTAAACGCTGTTATTAACTTTAGTACTGGCCCTAGCTTTGCTCAGGCTATGATTTTAGATAGCGGCATATTAGACACTAACGTATTAGCGGATACTACCGCGGTAATTGTGGACGTATCTAACGTAGTGGATAACATCCAAACTATTAGAGGCCGTAACGCCCAGGCTGACCAATTTCAAACGGGCACCTTATCCCTTCGTATTGTTGACCAAAACGGCGATTTTAACCCTCAAAACCCAGCAAGCCCGTATTACAACTTACTAACGCCTATGCGTAAAGTACAGATTACCGCTACATACGGGGCAACTACTTACCCTATCTTTTCAGGCTTTATTACTAGCTATACAACTACTACACCTAAAAACGCTAACGATGTCGTTTATACCACTATTCAAGCGGTAGATGCTTTTAGACTCGCACAAAATGCTCAAATAAGTACGGTTGCTGGCACCTCAGCGGGGCAGCTTAGCGGTGCAAGAATTAACGCTTTGTTAGATGCTATTGACTGGCCCGTATCTATGCGTGACGTAGATGCAGGCTTAACTACTATGCAGGCAGACCCAGGCACAGCCCGGACAAGCCTTGCAGCTATGCAAACTGTAGAGACTAGCGAGTATGGCGCCTTATATGTAGATGCCGCTGGGTCTTTTGTATTTCAAGACCGCAACGTAACGGCTGGCAGTACAGGGGCTACGCCTACGGTATTCAACGATAACGGTACAGATATTGGCTATTTTAATGCGGTGTGGCGCCTTGACGATACCTTAGTTTATAACTCAGCCAGCGTTACCCGTACAGGCGGTACGGCCCAGGTAGCTACTAACCAAGCCAGCATAGATAAGTATTTTGTGCATAGCTACAACCAGCAAAACCTGCTAATGCAAACCGATGCCGTAGCCCTGGATTACGCCCAGGCATACATAGCATCTAGGGCTGAGACCAGCATCCGATGCGATGCTATTCAGCTGGACCTATACACAGATAACTACAATGCGGGCATAATC